AGCGGGTGCTCATCTTCTTGTTCGATTGAACGCACATTTCAACGCAGCCACGCGGGCGTTTGCTTCTCAAACAACCGCTGACTCAACTGGTATTTAAGGGAGACTAAGTAATGGCTATTTCTCGCGCACAACTGGCGAAGGAGCTTGAGCCCGGACTAAACGCTCTCTTCGGCCTTGAGTATGATCGCTACGAAAAAGAGCACGGGGAGATCTTCGACGAAGAGTCTTCAGATCGTGCTTTTGAAGAAGAAGTAATGCTGTCTGGTTTCGGCACTGCGCCGGTTAAATCAGAAGGTGGTTCTATTTCGTTTGATGACGCGCAGGAGACTTTTACTGCTCGTTATACTCACGAAACCATCGCTCTGGCCTTCAGCATCACTGAAGAGGCTATCGAAGACAATCTTTATGATCGTCTTGCTTCTCGCTACACCCGTGCTTTGGCACGATCTATGTCACAAACCAAGCAGATCAAAGCCGCTTCCATCCTGAACAATGCGTTCAGCACTGGTTCTCCAGTGGGTGATGGCGCTGCTCTGTGTTCTTCTGCCCACCCTTCTTTGTCTGGCAACCAGCGTAATCAACTGTCTGTAGCTGCGGATCTCAACGAGACTTCGCTTGAGCAGATGCTAATTGATATCGCGGGTTTCACCGATGAGCGTGGTTTGAAGATTGCGGTACGTGGCATGAAGCTGATTATCCCGAAGGAACTGCAATTTATTGCAGAAAGAGTTATTAACTCTAACCTCCGTCCGGGTACGGCTGACAACGACACCAACGCAATGAAGTCTATGGGTATGATCCCGGATGGCGCTGTTGTAAACCACTTTTTGACCGATACGGATGCGTTTTTCCTCAAGACTGACGCTCCTAACGGCTTTAAGTTGTTTAACCGTAGCCCCATTAAGACTGCTATGGAAGGTGACTTCGACACTGGCAACATGCGCTTTAAGGCGCGTGAGCGTTACAGTTTCGGCGTTTCTGATTGGCGTTGTGTCTTTGGCTCCCCCGGAGCTTAAAAACGGAAGCCGCCTTCGGGCGGCTTTTTTGTTCCACGTGGAACATTTATGTTAATATAAATTTTTCCTGACAGCCTTATACTGAGGCTGACACTGGCCACGACAGGAGAACCTCATGGCTAATACTACTTTTAACGGTCCCGTCCGTTCTGAAAACGGTTTCTCAGACATTACCAAAAACTCTACTACCGGCGCTGTAACCAGCACGATGACGCTTTCTACTTATGAAACGACAATTACGGTAGCTGATGGTGCCACCACGGGCAAAGAATCCGCGATTGGCATTCCAGATAATTTTATTCCTATGGGCGTCACGATTGCTGTAACCACAGCCGCCGCAAACGCCGTAAACCTTCAAGATATTGGCACAGACGCCGATACGGACGGTTTTGTTGACGGTATCTCCGCCGCTGTAAATTCCACCGGTTTTAAAGGGTTTTTCCCATGTAACGGTGTTCTTGGTATGTCCGGTGGAACAACTACCGCCGCCACAGGCACAGCGGATGAGGTTGAGCTTGTTGTTTCGGGTGACCCCGGCGGCGACACAGTTATTGCTTTGAAGTTTTTTGGAATTTCCAGCACTTCTGACGCATCCTAACGGGAGAAAGCCATGGCTAATTCAGACGTAAAATCAAAACGTCTGACCGGGACAGGCTCTGCTGGTGTAGGGCCTGCTCGTATTCGTCAGATTCAAGTTTTAACCGCCTCGGGTACGCCACGTTTAACCGTCACAGACGGCAACGGGGGCAGTACCGTGTTGGACTTAGACTTTTCTGCGAGCGAAACACACTCGGTCAACATTCCAGACGAAGGAATAAGAGTGTCCGATATTTATATTGGAACTCTGACTAATATCACCGCTTTGACGGTATTTCATAGTTAATGGCTACCACCAAGTCTGTAAAAAGGCTCCCTTCGGGTCGTTTAAGTTACCGAGGGGAGACTTTTGCGGGGTACAACAAGCCAAAAAAAACGCCCGGAAAGTCTAAAAAAAGTGCTGTTTTGGCTAAAAAGGGCACGGAAGTTAAGCTGGTGCGCTTTGGCGACCCCAACATGTCAATTAAAAAGTCACAACCAAGTCGTAGAAGCAATTTTAGGGCACGACACAACTGTGACACGGCAAAGGACAAGTTCACGGCCCGTTATTGGTCGTGTAAAGCGTGGTAACCATGGAAATCCAACAGCTTATTGCTAAGTTAGAAAAGCACGAAGCCGAATGCAATTTGCGCTACGCCCGCATTGAAGAGCGATTAGAAGATCAAAAGGAGTTCATATCAAAAAACTCGGACTCTTTAAGCAAGCTAGATATTAAAATTTGGGGTTTGGCTATTTTAATTATTGTTTCTCCTTTTGCGGCTAAAATCTGGAGTTAAAATGGGCGGTTGTGGATCTAGGGTAAAAACGGGGCCGGATAAGGCTAAAGTTCAAGTCACCTACATGCGAAAAGGCGGGGCCGCGTCTAAAAAAAGTAAAGGAAGTAAGATTTGTCCTGCGGGCAAAGCATGGGCAAAGCGAACTTTTGACACATATCCTTCTGCGTATGCCAACATGGCCGCCAGTAAATATTGCAAAGACCCGAATTACGCCAAAAAAGCAAAAGGCAAAGCTTGATGGGTGAATTAGCCAAATGGCGTGACCAAAAATGGGTTCGTATTGACAGTAGTGGCAACATTGCTGGGGAATGTGGTACATCTAAAAATAAAAGCAATCCGGATCGCTGTCTACCGCGCTCCAAAGCGGAAAGTCTTAGCAAATCGGAACGTGCTGCTACGGCGCGTAAAAAGAAAAAAGCCGGATCCGAAGGACAGCAAGTTGTTGCAAATACTAAAGCCGCCAAGGTCAAAATGGCGGCTAGGGGCGGGGAAATACGCAAAAATCACAAAGGTTGTGGCGCGGTCTTATCTAATCGAAGAAAACGGACTAGGTATGCCTAGAAATGGACATAGAACGTCAAATAATAGAGGAAATTCAAGGCTGGTCTGAATATGCTTTGGAAGTTCCAAACCCCTTTTTTAACGATTTGCCTGCCTGCCCTTACGCAAAAAGCGCATGGTTAAACGACAAAGTCGGTTTCACGTTTAGTTATCAGAAAGAAAACCAAACACTTTACACCGCGTTGTCCCAGTTTGATGACACATATGACATTGTGTGTTGCGTCCACCTTCAATACGAAGAAGACCCGGAACAGTTCCATCACTACATAGGAGCTTTAAACGAGGCTATCTCTATGGGTATTTTTATTCAAAAAGATTTGTGGGCCATGGGATTTCACCCGGATGATGATCAAGACGGAGAAGTTTTTGATCAATCGTTTGAGCCGGTAACGGATGCGATATACGCCATAACATTTGTTCAAAGGCTTTCAAAACTGGAAATATCCGCAGAAACATTAAAGAAAAAAGGGTATTATGAGAATTACCTAAGCAACCCCGAGACGGCCCATCTTTGGGACGAACGTCAAGAACTTTACAGGAGACTATGCGATGCCGGGAATCAACAGAAAAATGCCTAAGAAAATGCGAGGCGGCGGTATGGCGGCCAAGCCTAAAGCAATGCCTATGAAAAAAGGTGGCCGCGTAAAAGGTCGTAGTATGCCTACCCCAGTGCCTCCTATGGAGATGACAGAAAAAAAAGTTACGCCGGTAATGCCGGATGAGTCGGGTGGCCGTAAAAAGCTTAAACCGGCCCCTAATAAAGGCGCAAGCATGTTGCCAAAACCGGTAAGAAACAAAATGGGCTTCATGCGAAACGGTGGAGCGGTTAAAAAAGCGGCGGGAGGCGGTGTAAATAAATCCGCTGTTCGTAGTTCCTCCAAGAAACCTTTGTAATGACCGTTTCGGGCTCTACAGACTTTGAGCTTGATGTAAGCGATTACATCGAAGAGGCGTTTGAGCGGTGTGGACTTGAGGTTCGCACCGGTTACGATTTAAAAACAGCCAAACGGTCTTTAAATTTGATGTTGGGCGATTGGGCCAACCGGGGCTTAAATCAATGGACTATTGAGCAAACCACGGTGTCTTTGGCGC